ACTGTACCCGTATAGTTTTTGATTGCTCGTGGTTCTGAAGTATATACAACTTCTCTTGTCGGAGCAGAAGTATTTGTACCTGTAATATAACTGATAGTTGTCTTTTTGATAATATCTTTTGTAGCAGAAGAAACAGGTCCAAACAAATATGTTTTTGCAGTAAATCTTAATGTATATACAAGAACCCTTCTTGAGGTAAAATCTCCTTCATAATCATCCTGCATAGTAATATTTTCCAAAACAATTGGAATATCTCTTTTCTCATTAATGCTTTCAACTAAGTCAACTGTAAGAGTATATGCTGGTTGAAAATACGGCAAAATTTGTTCAACAATTTGGAGACAATCATCATTAAGTTTTGACATTATGCTTAATTCAAATTGCATATTATATGGAACAGGCATAAATGCTTTTTTTGTCTCTGCTCCGTTTGTTGCGTCTTTTGTGGTAAATGTTTGAGTAGTTGTAACTTTTCTTGTTGAATCATAAGTTAATCCAGTAAACTCAAATGACATTCTTGGTAATGTTATTTGAACTTTTTTACTTAAATCAGCTGATTGGTCGAGTCTTGCCAAAAACTTTTGAGTTGGGCCATATGCAAGAGGAACCTTTATTACACTGACAATATTATCAGATGAATCTGTATGCTTTATTTCTATGCCATTGAATAAAGAACCAAATGCAATTACAGTTCTTCTTAAAATTTCGTTATAAAAATACTCAAACATTTCGATAAATTTATTTACTAGTATTTAATCATAATAAAATATATTTATACTACGGCATTCCAAAGGGATTTCTTTCATTAAAATCTATAATAGAATCTGCTTCATTTTCTATGTTCTCATTATCGGCAAATCCATCATTTACTGGATTTGTATTAATTGTTCTTAATTTATGAGAAGCACTAGAAGCTGATCCCACAATTGTTTCCGAAACTAAAAATTCTCCTGCTACATTAGAAACTTCAAGACTATTTGTAATGGAATTCCAAGACCTTACTCTTGCGGTTGTACTGCTTATTGAACCCGTTACAACTTCATTAAAAATATAATCACCTACAGATGTTAATGAAGGATTTCCAATTGTAATAGTTGGAACTTGCGTATATCCAAGACCAGAATTTGTTATTCTTATTTGAGTAATAGTGCCAGCAGAACTTACAACTGCGGTTGCTGCAGCTGAGACAGTTGAAATTCCAGTAAATATAATTTGAGGTGGAGAAGTATATCCAGAACCGCCATTTGTAACTGTAACTATTCCGATAACTCCATTTCCAATAGTTGTTGTTGCTGCAGCTCCAACACCATCACCAAAGAATGCAACTCCTGGTGCCACAGTATATCCATAACCTGGATTAATCACTTCAACCGATTGAACTGATTTTAAATTTGGATTAACATTACTATTACACACAACAATTCCACCGATCATTGTTGCAGACCCAACTCCAGTTATTCCACCTGTTGGAGCCGAAGAAATTGCAACTCTTGGCGGCGATGAATAACCACCACCTCTGTTTGTAACCGTAAAGTATCTTATGCCACCATTAACCAATGCAGTAACAGCAGATGCCGTCACACCAGAACCTACAAGTGTTAATGTTTGAATTGATGCATAAACATTATTTTCAGAATCTGTATCTCCAGTGCCACTTCCCCCTATAGAATCGTCAATTTGGTCAACTCCAGTATCAATAACTTCATCTTCATACCTAAAGAGTTCACATCTTAAGTCATAAGTGGTATTTCCTTGAAGTTGATAGAATGGTTGTTCATGCTCAACATATTTTATTTCAAATAAACGATCACCTAAAGGAAAATAAATCAAATCTCCTTCCTTGGGACGGGTCGATAATTTAATATTTGCTTCGTTCTTTAAAAGAGGGGAAATATATGTCTCAAATCTTTCTCTTGATATTGAAAGAGTTAATTCATTAAGTGCTTGAATACCAAATTTTGAAAGAATGGTGGGATTTTCTCCGTACCCTTCATAATTAACAAGATATGCCTCTATTGGATATGCATCCTCAAATGAAGATTGTATGACTTCTCTTATAACAGTTTTTTCTGTAAGGTATTTTCTTGGCAAATAATAAACTTCAACACCATACATTCTCAATTGTTCATTGACTAAATCTTGAATCAAATTTCTTTCTGATTGTGAACCTTGGAGAAAAAATGGATTAAGCATACAATTAACCGATCATATCCAAAGGTGGAAGTTCATAAGTATTGGACATTTTTTCCATGAGAATATCAATTTCTCTTTGAGCATCATCAAACATTTGACGGCCATTAAGTTCTACTCCACCTGGAAGTTTAACGCCAGTAAATTTCATCATATTCTGTCCCCACTGCTTTTTAATTAAAGACGTGAGATATGGCTTGATAAAAGAATCATTCCAAACTCTACTATAATCATTTGGATCCAAAACAGCATAACAATCTAAAATAACAAAATTTCCTACTGTTACTGCTCCCCAATCAATATCAAGATACAATCTGTCCTGTCTTTTATTAAAACGAATTTGCTTTTGAGTATTAAGTAAAAAATCAAGATCCTCAAGATATGTTTTTACCATTGCATATGACAAAAGTTCCGTCGTTCCCCAATAATAAACATCATTTAGGAATAATTGATATTTAACACTAAACATATTATGGGTAATATTATTCGACCCATCATATTGAAATATCTTGTTTACTCCAATAACACCTGGAGGAACTTGCAAATAATTACTATTTTCCTCATATTTAAATGTTGTTGCGGTTCCTACAATCGTAGTATTTACAGTTGTAGTTACAATTCCTGCACTTGAATTATTACCTCTTGCTCTTCCTCTATCAATATCTTCTTGCGTAAATTGATATTTAAAAAATGCCGGATAAACGCCATCAAAATGACGCTCTTGGAAAAACTGAACAGCATCATCTACAAGGTCATCAATCTGCTCATCAGCCACGTTGATTTCCAAAACTGGCGCCCCCAGTTTTCTTTTGCAGTAATCTATTAATTCTTGTCGAGTAGATGGTTGCGCCATTTATATAATACCTCTTAAGATATTTAGGGTGCTGAAGAAATTCCTAAAGATAATACTACTTCTTGCTGCTTCAAGTAGAGTTTGCAAAAGCATTTTGCAATGTTTTTAATTTGCCCAACGTCTTCTATACTATCTATTTCTGAAGCAATTTTAAAATATTCAAAACTCTTGCTTAAATTTTCAAGTTCTATTTTATTTGGATCCACCAATCAAACTCCTAAGTAAAAATTTTATTTCATCAAGATCACCTTTCATATTAGCAACATCAGACTCAAGATTTTGTATCTTTTGATTCTCATCATTTTTTGTTTCACGCCTTGAAAGATACTCTTGATATTCTGACATATTAGTATTAATAATTGAATTTGTGTGAGGATCTCTTATTAAATTTGAGTGACCCTCAACTTTTAAATAATCCATACTATGCTAAAGCAATAACTCTAAGATCTTTCAATCTTGGTACATAAGTTTGACTTGTTGATGTCAAAACAATCTTAATTCTATATGATCTAAATGCTGACAATTGGTCAACACTAAATGAATATTCTTTATATTCTAAATCTTGAGGTAAGAATGCCAGATATGTTGATGGAGAAACAAAAGAATCTGATCGACCATCATTTAATGATACATCAATTATTTGCTTCCTTGCATTTAAATTCATATATCCTGGAAATGGTGTGAAAATTGGAGTAAAGTTTTGATTTTCTCCAATTGCATAAAAAACGCGAATATCTGAATAAACATTTACGTGTGCATTTGCAAGAACCAAAAGTGATGAAGATGAATTTTTCAAATTAATTTCTTTTGAAATATATTGAAAAGCAGTTGGATCATCAGAAATGCTATTAACTCTATTATCAGTTGCATAATCGGTAATAACATTGTTTACTCTGTTAGAAGTTGTTATTACATTAATTCTTTGAGTATCAATAACTGGTGTTAACTTGCTATCAGTTGTATTTAATAACAATCTCATATTCAAAGATTTATTGCCCGGTAAGTTTGTTAAATTGGCATCTTCATTAATCTTAGAAGCAATTATTCTAGAACTATCAAGGTAATTGGTTTTGTTTAATGAAATTGTTTCAAATCCATTATCAACAAATGGAATTTCTGTTCCACTAATACTCTGACCTGTTATTGTTCTAAGTTCTCCACTTAAAGATGTTCCTCTAACTGTAACGTTTTGAACCATTGGAGTAATTAACTCAAATGGTATATTTTGAGTTGCTTTGATATTATATCCACCAGTTGATTTGGTTTTGTTGAGATAAAGTTTGGGGAAACCTGTTCCAACAGATCTATTATTTCCATTGGTTGACATATTAAGTTTAATATTATAAGAATCAAAAGTAATTGGATTTGATACTGTCACATCTTCAAGATTGTGAGTAATATTAATTCTATTTAAAGATACTCCAGATAATTCGTACTTATAAACAGGAGTTCCTGCTGGATAATTTTTAGGATTTGAACCCCTAATAATAGTACCTCCAAGTGTACCTCCAGAAGCAGAAGTA